TATGTAAAACTCGGTCTTCAGGGAGATATTCAACAACATTTCAACGCCGCCAACACCCTCTACAAGCGTCTCCTAGAGGCGGGAGTAGCAAAGGAGTGTGCGAGGTTCGTACTTCCTCTAGCGACGCCTACAAGGATCTATATGAGTGGATCTTGCCGTTCTTGGGCCCATTACATAACACTTAGATCTGCGAATGGAACTCAAAAAGAACATATGGATATTGCTTTGGAATGTAAGAAAGTATTTACCGAACAATTTCCTTCAGTAGCGGAAGCCCTTGAGTGGGTCTAAATAAATTATCTTGAATTTGTAACAATGCCAACGTATCCTGTAGTGAATACAAAAACTGGTGAACAGAAAGAAGTGGAGATGAGTATCCACAACTGGGACCAGTGGAAAACAGATAATCCAGAATGGACTCGTGATTGGTCTGATCCTTCAACTTGCCCCCAACCAGGTGAAGTTGGTGAGTGGAGGAACAAATTGATTAATCGGAATCCTGGTTGGAATGATGTTTTAGATAAAGCAAGTAAAGTTCCTGGATCAAAAGTAAAAAAACTCTAAACACTTATGGCAAGAAGAAAAAGAGCAGAGCAACCAATCGGTGTTGGTCTTACTACTCGTCAAGCAAAGCGTAAAAAACCTTTAAGTGGTGAATATCTGGTAGATATTGACCCACTTACGGAGAATCAAAAGAAACTTTTCAATTCTTATGCTGAACAGAAACATTTAGTTGCCTATGGGTGTGCTGGTACGGGTAAAACTTTCATCACTCTTTATAATGCTCTTCGTGAGGTTTTAGATGAAAAAACACCTTATGAGAAAATTTACCTTGTTCGTTCTTTAGTTGCCACAAGAGAAATTGGATTTCTTCCCGGTTCTTATGATGACAAGTCGGATATTTACCAGATTCCTTATAAGAATATGGTGAAGTATATGTTCCAGATGCCTTCTGATGCAGATTTTGAGATGCTCTATGGAAATCTCAAATCTCAGGAAACCATTAAGTTCTGGAGCACCTCATTCTTAAGAGGAACCACGCTTGATAATTCTATTATTATTGTGGATGAGTTTCAAAATATGTCATATCACGAATTAGATTCTATTATCACTCGTGTTGGTGAGAACTCAAAGATTATGTTCTGTGGAGATGCGTCTCAGAGTGACCTTCAGAAAACAAATGAGCGTAATGGTATTGTTGATTTTATGACAGTATTGCGTAAAATGCCATCTTTTGATATAATTGAATTTGGTGTAGATGATATTGTTCGTTCAGGACTTGTCAAAGAATACATCATAGCGAAAATGGAAGCAGGTTTTTAATGTTTGAACATGTTGAATTGGAATTACCCCAACTCGAAAGAGAAACTATTGATGGGGTAAGATATTATAAAGTTCCTGATGATGAAGAACTACTCAGACTTGTTTCTATCACTTCTGTAACCAGTCATAAAAATCGCCAAATATTTGTTAAATGGCGTAAAAGAGTTGGTGAAGAAGAAGCAGATAAAATTACACGACAAGCAACAAGTCGTGGAACTGATATGCATACGCTAGTTGAATATCATCTCAAAAATGAAAATTTGCCAGAAGTTCAACCACTTTCTGAGTTCTTATTCAAGATTTCTAAGTCAACTCTCAGTCGTATAAATAATATTCACGCTCTTGAAGGTTCACTTTACAGCAAACAATTAGGAATTGCTGGAACCGTAGATTGTATTGCTGAGTTTGATGGCGAATTAGCAATAATAGACTTCAAAACTTCTAAAAAACCAAAACCCCGTGAGTGGATTGAACATTATTTTGTTCAATGTATGGCTTACGGATGTATGCTTTACGAAATAACTGGTATTCCAGTTAAAAAACTTGTAATTATTATGGCTTGCGAAAATGGAGAATGCGTCGTTTATGAAGAAAGAGACAAATCAAAGTACATCAAACTACTCACCGAATACGTTAGAGAGTTTGTTAGAGATAAGCTGGAATTCTATGGAAAATGATAAAGAACTAGAAAAAGCGATTGAGAGTAAGTTTTTAACTCCTTCTAAATTCGCTTTGGAAATAGAGACAATTGTAGCATCTGAAAATATGAATTATATTGATGCAATTTGCCACTATTGTGAAATTAACACTCTTGATGTGGAATCAGTTACGAAACTGATTTCAAAACCACTCAAAGAAAGACTAAAGCACGATGCCATTAGTCTCAATTTTATGAAGAAAACTTCCCGCGCTAAGTTGCCTATTTAATGTCTCCTTTTGAATGCTATACCCAATATCTTGGTCTTAAGAACCATTTTTGTAATCCCAAGTACGATTACTTCAGGTATCATAAAAAAACAAGAGCATCATTAACTTCGTTCAATAAACGCAAAGACAAATATTTTTTTGAGAAATCAAGTCGTAAGTATTCTGACGACCAAATAGTCAACTTTTTTGTATCAAATTTTATTGCTGCCGACAACCCACAGAACCTATGGATTGGAGAAATTATAAATTCTGGCGAAAGGACATACGCCGAGTGGATGAAACGACAGCAGAGTTTGAGTTACTTGTTCAAAGAACAGTCGGAAGAATTACTCTCACAAACAAAATTAGAGGATGTCTTGAACTGCTCCAGCGGGCATCCACCCGTTCTAAAAAAGTTCCTGAGTGGGAAAATTAGTATAGAAACACTGGTGATTTTTGATAAAATATTCCAGTTCGGGAATAAATTTGACAAGAAAATTCTAGATCCTGTGTGGGAAACCGTAAGTCATAAAATTAAAAAATATAATCCATTTCTAAATATTGATGTGTTTCAGTATAAAAAAATTTTACGGGAAATTGTAAATGAGTAGCTTTTTTGATTCTGATATTATTCAAGATGAACTGAAGGAAATTAATAAACTTCAGGAAGATCTTTACGGAAGTATTCTTTCTTTTGGTATGATGTCCCGTGAGACTAAAATAGAACACATTGAAAAACTTGAAATGTTGCTTGAAAAGCAACGTGTAATGTATACAAGACTTTCTCTTTCTGATGATCCACAAGCGGTTGAAATGAAAGAGAATCTCCGCAAATCAGTCGCTCTAATGGGATTCCCACCAGAGACTGATATGAATATTTTATTTACTTCTATGAATAAAACAATTGAGTCTCTCAGGCAGTATCTTGACCGCTGAGAGATTTTTTGCTATAATATCTAAGTAAATCCCCTGAATCCAAATTATCCGAGGAATCTAAAATGAGCTTTTCAGATCTTAAAAAACAATCTAAACTAGGCAATCTGACTGCCAAACTTGTCAAAGAGGTAGAAAAAATGAATACCTCTGGTAGTAATGAAGACGATAGAGTATGGAAATTAAGTGTGGATAAGAGCGGCAATGGATTCGCCGTAATCCGTTTCCTGCCTGCTCCCAACGGCGAAGACCTGCCGTTCGTGAAACTCTACAGTCACGCCTTTCAAGGAACTGGTGGTTGGTATATTGAAAACTCCCTGACGACTCTGGGACAAAAGGATCCCGTTTCGGAGTACAATACTGAACTCTGGAACAATGGAACTGATGCTGGTAAAGAGCAAGCACGTAAGCAGAAGCGTAAACTGACTTATATCAGCAACATTTACGTTGTCAAAGACCCTGCGAATCCCTCTAACGAAGGTAAAGTCTTCCTGTTTAAGTATGGTAAGAAAATCTTTGACAAACTAACTGCTGCGATGCAACCTGAGTTTGAAGATGAGGAGTCCATTGACCCGTTTGACTTCTGGAAGGGTGCTAACTTCAAACTGAAGGCAAAGAATGTCGCTGGTTACCGTAACTATGATTCCAGTGAGTTTGCAAATCCTGCTCCTCTTCTGGACGATGATGACGAAATGGAAGGAGTCTGGAAGCAGCAGTATTCACTTTCTGAACTAGTTGCTGCTGGTGAATTCAAGACCTATGACGAACTCAAGACTCGTCTGAGTTCTGTTCTTGGTGGTAAGTCCCGCCGTATGGATGAAGAAGTTCAAGAGGAAGACGGTTATCGTGGTCCTGCTCCTTCTTTGACCGAAGATCTGCGTAGCGAACTCAACAATCTGAAACCGACTCGTTCTGCCGCAGTGGAAGAAGATGAAGATGACGATGCACTCTCGTACTTCGCAAAACTTGCAGAAGACTGATTCTGTGCTATAATATGGGGGAGGTCAAGGGTCTCCCCCTTTTTTTATGAAGTCTGATTTTTACATTGACCGCATCACTAAAAAACAGGCAGAAGAACTCTTGTTGGAGTATCATTACCTGAAGGACATATCAAAGGGATTCAAGTCTGGATATAATTATGGTCTCTTCAAAAATAATGAATTTTCTCCTCTGAATATTGGTGGTCTTCAGGGATCTTGTATCTTTACTGGACTTCCTGTACCCGAAATCGCAAAAGGAGCATTTGGACTTGAAAGAAATCAACAACAGGGACTTTTTGAACTTTCACGACTCTGTATTCACCCAGACACACAATCTGTGGAGCATAATATCACTTCTTGGTTTGTTTCAAGAGCGATTAGACAGTTACGGAAGGATACTGAAGTTAAGGCAATCATCTCTTACGCTGATAGTGATTTCCATAATGGTACAATCTATCGTTCTCTTAATTTTGGTTACTACGGTCTTACAGATGCAAAAAAAGATTTCTACTATGCAGACGGAACTAAGCATTCTAGAGGCAAAATTAAAGGTGCTGAAGGAGAATGGAAAGACCGCTCCCGCAAACACCGATATGTGATGGTTTTTGATAAGACTCTGAATCTTTTATGGAGAGACAACTCTAGTGTTCTCAGTTCTGATGAGTCTGCCATTCACGAATTGTGAAGATTTATCATAGAACATTTCCTTTCTAATATCAAGAATAACTTGTTGTAGATATCTGGGTTTTAATACGTAAATATCTCTCTTATCATTATTCTTGCGAACTTCATATTCATAATTACTGATATCAATCACTGGATTCAAAGTTTCTGTAGGACTTCCTGGTTTGGGAATTGTGAAATTAGAGTCAACAAATTTACCAGCAGGAAGAATTAGTCTATCTTGAGAATCTTTAACTTCTATAGTTTCATAGTGATGAATTGCATTTAAGTCCTCACCGTAAATTTCTTCAGCATAGTCATAAACTTCTTTATCTGAAAGAGGCCATTCATCTCTAATTCTGGTAATACCTGCAGAAACTAAAACTACCCAATCATACTGGACGCTTCCATAAAGTTCTTCTGCTACAAGTTCTGGGCGAGATCCATCTGGAATTTGATACTTGTTGAATATTGTAAAAATATTTTGTAAGTCATCACGAAGTTTAACTCTACGAAATATATTTTTTACAAGTAGATAATCATTGACAGATCTTCTATCTGATAAAAAAGATTGATATTCTAGATTTGGAAGTTCTCTAAAGTAAGACATTAGAATCCAGTTGCCTCTGAACCTATTGGGGTATCATAATCTTCGGCGTAAATTGGAGTCAATTCTTGGAATGATAGTGTCAATTGCATATGAACGGGTGTGGCATCGTCATATGTGGCATAAGTTCCAGAACCAGTGTAATTGACTGCAACTCCATTACAGGCACAAATTTTAAATCTATTTAGATATGGATGTGGTTGAGATCCATTCATATACTCAAGTTTAAAAACACCTGGAGCTTTAAGAAATAATCCAGTTGCTGCACCATCACCCTTCTTAGCAGCACTGTGTTTTTTAAATGCTACAATCATAGATTTTACCATATCCGATTCCTTTTTGGAGCGAGGAACGATATCAAATGAAAATGTAAAAGGTTCTCTTAAACTTACACTTGTAAAAATAAGTTCTATGTTTGAATTAAAAATTGCTCCGCCGCCTCTTGAAAAAGCATCTCTTACAGTAAGTCCACCACCAAAAAGAACATTTGATCCAGCAGCAATGATTACTGATTGAATAAACTTTTGTACTGATCCAGATTTAGCAGCTCCAATACCAGTACCAAGTTTACCTTGAAGTTCTGATGCTAATTTGTCTGTATCGGTTATTACTTGTTGTAATAGGTCTGTAGCACCCGCTTGAAAGGGATTTAAAGAACTTACACTCCATTGTGCTGTATTGGAAGTTCTAATGTCATCTGGAATTGGAAGTATTGCTGTTCCCATTAAACCTTTTGTACTTTTACCTCCACCAACATCATATGTGTCATCAGAAGAAGGCGCAGCAAATCCACTCTGAGAAAATCCTGGTGGAAAATACTCAAGAAACGAAATTTTTAGATAATCATCACGAGATTCAAGTTTTGTGAGCGGATATCTAAACTCAAAGAGAGAAGCGGTCGCCATTTACTTTTTCTAACTATTTAGACGGATATTTCCAAAAGGTAATCTTCTTAGATCACTTAATTCTTCTTTATAAACTTCATACATTCCACCAGCAACTTCATCCCAAGTATATTGCCTCTCCTCTCCCCAGTGATAATTAAATCCCCTAAATCCCCAATTATAAACTTTTGTGACCGCTATTAAAGGATTCTGGTCGTAGCGAACATTTGGTGTCTTCGCATTATAAACAAAGACATAAAATCTCCCTGCCTGAGGTGGTTGTCTAGTTTCGGTCAGAACATTCATAAGTTCAATCATTAAATCATCGGCAGTTTCAACTCCTAATAATTTTTTAACAAGAGGAGCAACACGATTTCTTTTTTTCTGCTGTTGAACTGACTTTCTAGGCATTATTTGATTCCAAGTTCTGTTTCTGTGATTACTTTGAATTCATATCCGCGATCAGCACACCATTCTCTTGCTGCTTCCCACTTTGATTGATTCTTAGCATACTCATAGACTTCGCTGATATATCCTTTTGTCTGCCTCTTTGGTTTTGGAGGGGGGATAGTTTGTCTTTTTGGTTTGACTTCTACAAGATATTTTTTAATCGCTCCATTAGATTCTTCAACTTTAATATAAAAGTCAGGAAAATATCTATGAGCGCGATTATCTATAGGAGACTTATACCAGATGAAAATTTCTTCACTTCCCCATTCTAGTATTTTTTCGTTTGTATCACAATATACCATAAACTTTCGTTCCCATAAAGATCTGTAAATGATATTTGTGGGATCTCCTTTATATTTTTGGGGATATGATGGTTTGTATTTTCCCTTATATGACATCTAAATAATTATACTATAAAACTCATATACGGTATTTAGAGTGGCATCAGTAAGTCCAAAAAGAGTATCAGATTTTAAGCCATTATTTGGTAATCTAGCGCAGACTTCGCATTACCAATTATTTTTTGGTGGACTTTCACCACAACTCATAAATTATTTGATTAGAAAAGGAGTTTCAACTGCATTTATTTCTCAAAGTGCTGGATTACTTTGCTATAGTGCTTCTTTACCTACCGCATCTTTTGCCCCTAAAGCAGTAGATGGAAACTTTACTGGATTGACTGAAAATTTTGCTGTTGCTAGGCAATATAGTCAAATTGGATTAGACTTTTATGTTGATAGTGAGTATCAATTGCTAAAATTTCTAGAAAGTTGGTCTGAATTTATTGCCAGTGGATCTCACTATCCAATTAATAGTAGAATTGGTTCAACAAGTCAATTGAGAAATAATTATTTTGTTCGGATGCAATATCCAGAATATTACAAATCCAATCTTACTAGAATTATTAAATTTGATAGAGATTATGAGTCTGAGATTGAATATAATTTTGTTGGACTCTGGCCAATTTCTATGAGTCCTCCTCAGGTTTCTTACACAGAATCTGGTATTCTGAAAGTTTCTGCTACATTCCAATATGATCGCTATGTTTCAGGTGCAGTATTAAGCTTCAATGAATTTATTGGAAATGACACCAATAAAAGTTCAAATACATCTACAAAATCTAATGATGCAGGTTTATCAAGAACTTTAATCCCAATTCGTGGTCAAAGTGGAGTTGTTTTTTATGACTCAAGCATTGATACAGTAATTACTGCCAAAGTTAATAATAGATTCTTTACTGGCACAGGGCAACCAACTTTCGAATAAATATCTGTAACCGAATAACTTATTATGCCTTTACCAAAAATTGCTACACCGACTTATGAGTTGGAAATTCCTTCATCAAAAAAGACTATCAAATATCGCCCCTTTCTTGTTAAAGAAGAAAAGATTCTGATTATTGCGATGGAGAGTGAGGATCCAAAGCAAATTGCTGAAGCACTTAAAACTGTTATTGGAAATTGTATTTTAACTCGTGGAATTAAAGTTGATAATCTATCAATTTTTGATATTGAATATCTTTTCCTTAACATTCGTGGTAAGTCTGTAGGAGAAGATGTTGACGTTCTTTTGACTTGTCCCGATGATGGAACAACACAAGTTCCAGTATCAATCAATCTTGATGAAATTAAAGTTGTAGTTAAACCAGAACATACTACAGATATTAAACTTGATGATTCTCTCATCTTAAGAATGAAATATCCTTCTATGTCTGAGTTTGTAAAAAATAATTTTTCAAATGAAGGTGGTATGAGTGTTGATGACACTTTTACAATGATTTCTTCTTGTATTGAACAGATTTACAATGAAGAAGAATCTTGGGCTGCAGCAGATTCGACAAAGAAAGAACTCACTGAATTTTTGGAGCAATTAACATCTCAACAATTTAAAGAAGTTGAAAAGTTTTTTGAAACAATGCCTAAACTTTCTCATACTGTTAAAATCAAAAATTCAAACACAGGAGTTGAAAGTGAAGTTGTTTTAGAAGGGTTATCATCTTTTTTCGCCTAGCGATGGCGCACGAGGATCTTGCGTCATACTATAAAACTAATTTTGCCTTAGTTCAACACCATAAATACTCTTTGACAGAACTTGAGAATATGATTCCTTGGGAGAGAGAAATTTATATAACTCTCTTACATCAGTATATTGAAGAGGAAAACGCAAAGAATCAATCCAATGGCTAGAGAAGAAACTGTATCCACAACTGCTTTAGTTGGACTTCAAGGACAACTGGATACAGTCCGTTCGGAAATTGTTACGACAAATACAAATCTTCAAAGTATTGGAACACTAATACGAAATGATAGTGTTGAAGATCAAAGAAGACTTATAGAAGAAAGGGAACAAGAGAAGAATCTTTTAGAAAGAAAAATAAGAA